ATGTAAATTACGCAGCCAAAATCGAATTTGGAGATGGACAAATAGCACCCCGTTTATTTTTACGCCGTGCAATGGATCAAATTATCAAAACAAAATTCCAAGACATGATAGATCGAGTTGTAGCCCGATCTTTTGAGTGATAAATGCCAGCCATTGAAAACACAGTAATCAACCGAATTAAAACGGTCATTTCGTCAGATTATAGCGCGGGGTTTTCTGGCTATGATCTTTCGGGCGCTGGTTCTGTTGTCGTTGGTGATTTATTGGCACCTCCAGTGGTTCCATGTGCAAGCATAATATACATCGACACCATAGAGAGCCAGGGTAGAAGCTTGGGGCGGTACAGCGGAACAATGAGATACCAAATCAGCGCCTTTACAGGCGGGTCAAATGTCCAAGAACGGATTGAAAACGCCCTAAACTTAGCCGCCGACATTTCTAAAAGTCTCACCTCTGATCGATCTATGGGCTTGGTTGGCACAATTGAGGATCTCTTAGTGAATAGAACCGCCCTTAATGGCGAAGAGTATCAATTAGAGGGGCTCGGTATTGCCCTTTTGGAAGTACAAGTAACATTTAGCAATCAATTCGGGGTTTAAAATGCCTTCAGGCGCATGGTATTCAAGCTCATTCAAAAGAAGAATTCCAATTATGATTGATTGCAGTTCTGTTTCAGGCAGTGGATCAGGAAATGAGGACATCAAATTAGAAATAAGCCCAAATTTTGATATTTTTTGGTCTTCCATACGATCTGACGGTTTTGATGTAGTATTGGTCACAAACACAGGCCAAAAAGCAAATTTCAAGCGTCAAATTTTTAATTATTCGCTTAAACAATTGACCATCGAGGGCCAGAACATACCAATTACAAAGGGCACAATGTCAACGGCCTTTTTATATTTTGATTTTCCTGATCAGGTCGTCGATGAAAGCGTAGCATTTTCAACAACGTCACCAGTTGATTCTTATGTATACGAAGGGCAACCTTCTGGTTTTTTGGTTGCACAGCGCCAAACAGCAACAATCACAGAAAGTCCAATTGTTATTTTTCAAAAAGATCCAATTGAAGAAATCAGTGTTTGGTTTAGCTTGGGTGGGTTGCTACAGAAAAGAAAAACTAAAAGCCGAGATAGTTTGATTTTTGACGAATTAAGCCATTTAGAGGTTGAAAGTATTGATTCCAGTGGAACAAATGACACAGGAAGATTTAAAATTGATGAATCGCGATTTATAGATGGATTTGTTTTGATCAAAGCGATTGCTGGGGTTGATGGTGAGTCATACGCATTGAGGGTTAAAATTACCACGATTCTGGGTTATGTTTTTGTGCTACAATGCCAAATAAAAGTGATTAAGTTGTTGCCTGTTTCGGGCTAAGGAGAAAAAAATGTCTGTTTTTGTTGGGCGGCAAGGATTTATAGGGATCGGTAAAGAAACAAGTTGGGGGAGTCCTGCGTCAAGTTTTTCTGTTGACAATCGCGTCAATTCTATTGCTCTTAGCAAATCAGTTGAGCGGGTGAGAAAAACAAATTTAAGCACTTCATCAGCAAATTTTCAAGAGACACATTTTGATTCAAATGTGATTGTAGGTGGAGAAATAGTTTTCCCATTAATGTACAAAGGATCGGGTTTGCTCTTAGAGGCGGCTTTGGGACAGTCTAATACAACGGGAGCAGGCCCCCTCTATACGCATGTTTATGATCCAATTTTAGATCTTCCTTCGTTGTCTATACGCGCGAACAGAGGAAGCGGATCGGCTTCTATGGAAGAGTTTCAAGGCTTGATTGTAAACACACTCACGATTTCTTGCGCTGCTGGTGAAGAGGTGATCGCAAGCATTGATTTCATTGGAAAGGAAAGCGCAAGCAGATCAGCCGGATCTTCTCCTTCATATGGTGACGGTCTTGGTATTTTCCATTATGAGATGAATAATTCGAAAAAACTTAAATGGAACAGCAACAACTACAACATAAAAAGCTTTGAATTGACAATCAGCAACAACATAGAACGACGTTTTAAATTGGGAAGCAAAAAAACAGCAGAGCCGAGCTATTCAGATTTGCGCACCGTCACATTACAAATTACGGCCGATTTGGAAGACAATAATCTTTACAACAGTCAAATTGCGGGCGATGTTGCAGATCTTGAAATTGAATTTGAAAATAGCTCAACTCATAAATTTACAATCTCAATGCCAAATGCATATATTCAGGATTACAACGATGACGTGACTGGTCCAAATGTAATTGAAAGGACCGCAACATTTGTTGGGCAAGCAGACAGCAGCAACAAGGCAGTTACAATTACAATTGTAAACGACAATATATCAGCAACATCAAATTAATTTCATGAAAGAAATATTAAAACAAATTAGTGATTCTTCGCTATTTCAACTGTCGATTTTTGACGATTCCCTACAAATTAAAGGGCGGGTTTTATCTCCTGCTGAGGTAGAGGCGGCCGGTTTGGCTTCTGCAATGGTTGCAAGAGATTTGTTACCCAAAAAAGGCGGCGCTTCTGCTTTTGTCAATCTACACGAAAGGATCGACGGTAGAGAATTTAAAGATCTTGATGATGGCTTAATCTCTGATTTGCTGAGTGCAATGAATACCGTCAAGCCTGAGACCCTTTTAAAAATGCAACATCAACAAGACATGCTTTTGACCCAAATTGTTCAGCATGCATCAAGCGACGGCGTAACCTGGGAGCGCTTAATCCTTGTTAACGCTGTTGAACAACAGGATCCCGATGCTGGCCGTTTGTGGGTGGGGATGATACCAAAAGAAGATCGTGATCGAATTCTTGAATGTGCTATGAAGGGCCATCAGGAGGCAAGCCAAAGGCTTGCAACCTTTCGCCAAGGATGAAAACTGGGTTCATCTTGTAGATATAATTGCTCGCAATTATGGCGTCTTGCCCTCTGAAGTGGCAAAATTGTCATGGTCTGATCTCATGATAAATGCCAAATGTATTCTTGCCAAAACCAGCAGGGTTAAATCAATGATGAAAAAACAAGGGAAAAAGGGTATGATTTTCCCAACAATATCAGTTGATTCTCTTACCGATTTGATGTAGCAATGGCAAAAAACATAGTCTCTTACATTCTTGATGTCTCTACTGGCAAGGCAAAGAAAGAAGTTAAATCGCTTGATAGGTCTGTTGATTTTCTCGAAAAAGAGCTAAAACAAACAACCGCAGCCGCCTCAAATATGGGAAATCGCGCGGCCAAGTCTTTTGGAAAAATGAAGGCGGCTATCGGCGCTGTTGGTGTGGCTGTATTTGCTTCAACACTCGCAAGGGCAGCAGAAGCATCATTTAAATTTACCCATAACGTTGTAGATACGGTTAACGAACTTAACGACCTTCGAAACGTTACCGGCCTTTCATCACAATCCATTCAAGGAATAATCCAAGCATTTGAGGGCGCAGGCTTATCAGCAGGATCAGCCGAATCGTTTTTAAGGAGGTTTCCGAAGACTTTAGCAGACATCACCAAGGAGGGCACAGAGGCCAGCAGAGCAGCCAAGGCATTTGGAATAGAGATATTTGACACAAATGGTGAAATCAGGAGCGCTGACGCTATTTTATCAGAGGTTACAAAGACCTTTCAGAACATCGAAGATCGAACCCTAAGAAATGCCGCCGCCTTTCGTTTTTTTGGTCGCTCTGCCTCAACGTTTTCTCAGGCCCTTGGCGAAACGGCAAATTATGAAAAGTTTATTAATTTTTCGCGTGAATTTGGTGTGGTGGCTGGAGAAGGCACGGACAAACTCAACAAAATAAGCAGTGCAGCCGGAGCATTTCAAGAGACATTCAGCGCTTTGGGGATTGTGGTTAAGGGCGCCAAACAACAAATTGATTTGGCCTTTAATTTGACTGAGAGATTCACTGAGGCAATGATCAGCACTGCCAGCGCTGTTGTTTTTGTGTCTACTGTTTTAACGAATGCAACAAATTCGTTTTCTGCTCTTGGATTTGTAATTAAACAAACTATTTCTAATTTGTTAGATTTTGCAATTAATACAAACAAAGTTACCGGCGCTTTATTTACAACTCTTAATTTGTTACAAAAAACTGATGTTGGTAAATCGCTAATACAAAACACAAAACAAACAACCATCGAATTTTTTGATCTTGAAAACGCCTTGAAGCTTGCCGAAGAACGATCAAAGGCTGTCCGTGTTGCAATTAGGGATCTTAATTCTGGATTGACTCGAAACAGCAAAGAAGCAGACCAAGCAACAGAAAGCGCAAAAAAACTAATCGGCGCACAAGATGACTTGGCTGATTCATCTGGCAAATTCTCATCAGGTGAAAACAAAATCAATGAGATTTTGAATCAAACAACAAGCGAATTGATGAGGGCAAAAGGACCAATTGAGGCCCTTAATTTTGAATATGAACAGCTTATCCGCACCATTGATAATCTTGACCTTTCGCCACAACAGGAGTTTTTGAGAGATCTTGCAAAATTTCAAGCAGGTGAGGTATTGCTTCAAAATCTTAAAGAAATTGGAGATCAAAAAGCATTCGAAATCCAACAAGAACAAGCCCAAAAAGCCAAAGAACAATTTGACAAATTAAACAATTCAATCAATGGAAGTATTGAAGCACTTAGCGCTTTAACCTCTGGTGATTTTATTTCTGGCTTACAGAAAATAGCTCAATTGTTACCCGGCAATATTGGAAGAATTGCTAACATATCAGCATCTGTTTTGGGTGTGGCTCAAAGCATAGGCCAAGCAGGATCAGGAACACAAGCAATCCAAAACATAGAAGAACAAGCAGAAGCACAAATAAGGGCGATTAAAATTGGTCTTCAAGTGTTGCCGGAGATTTTGATTAACGTTCTTCCAAAATTCGCTTTGATGTTTGCGCAAGAAATAGCGATAGCATTGTTCAAATTGCCCTCAGAGATAGCCAAGGCGATTAAAGAGGCTATTGATACCAGATCAGGAACAGAAGGGGGTTTAGGGGCGGTTTTGACTAAAGAAGGAAGAGAAGCCAGATCAGATCTAATTTTATCAAGACTGTCAAAAATCTTTCAGGGCTTTAAGCTTGAATCAGGAGGTAGAATACCATCGGCAGAGTCAGGTTTAAGATTTACCGGAAATAGTACAGGATTAGCCCTTCTTCACCCAAACGAATATGTAGTACCGGCATCGGGCCAAATGCCCCAAAACGTTAATCGTGATTTTGGGGCTCAAATGGGTGGATCTGGAATGACGATTAATATCAACGCCCATGTAGTTCAAGAATCTGCAATTGATGAATTAGTGCGACAAATTGAAAATCGGTTTGTTAATTTTGGTGGCAACCGCTCAACCTTGTTTCAAGGATCTTGATATGGCTGCAAAATTCTGGTTTTATCCGTTTCCGGGTAATAGATTAATAGAGATTGATTTGGGTGAAAACGTTGGGGAGCTATACAGCGATTATCAAGTCTCCGTCAATGATGGTATTTCTCTTGATGGATCAATTCATAGATCAGTTGGTCGAATCAATGAAATTGTAACGATTCAAAGAGACCGATTCTCTAATGAAGGATTGGCGGTCAAGTTTGCAACCATGCAGAACCACCTCCAGAGAGGTGGATCGGTTGCGTTTTGTTCTGACAGTTCAAAATCTTGGGCGTATCCAATTACAAGAACGCCAAACAGTGGCAATTCTTCCGTTAAAGTTGGGGCCAATCCATTTGTGAGCGCTTTCGGTACCGTTTTGCCGGTCGTCAATGATTATTGCGTGATCGAATCTTCAAATCCTGGGATGATTTACGAGCACGCAAAAATTAGCGCAAGCAATATAACGGCATCCAGTGGTGGAGATATTTCTTTGGTTGATAAAGTACATTTTGATTATGATCGTGCTTCTTTCATACGTTATTACAGGTTCTGGCCTTTTTTAAAGCTACCACAAAGCCAAGTAGGGAAAAACATAATCACCAATGAACACGGTGTTATTTTTACATTAGACATAACTTTGGTTGCTGATATTTCTGGCTTGATGGCTTTCCACCCTGGATTTATTACTGATGGGCCGTTGTCTGGCAGCCTAATAGGGCCAACAAATAGCGGTATTGAGTACGGGCCACCAGACAAGACAGGCTTAGGAAATATCAGTTCAAGCGTCCCAGCATTTCAAGACGAAAACCCACTTCAAAGCCAGTTCCCACGGTTCGAATAATGTCGTGGTCTTACAATTTCCGATCACAATTGAGCGCAAGAACAATTACTGCCCGCTATCGTCTTGAATTCTTACAAATACCAAATTCAATTGGTACATCTGCAATTGTACACAGCCAAACGGGGGATCTAAAACTTGCAGATTATTCGATTAGAATTGATGGGACAAGCGTAACCCCACAATCGTGGTCTGTTGCATTTGGCGGGTTTTCTTGTCAATTGGTAGGAGACATTCGAAAGATTACACCATGGGTGAGAAGGGGTCAATTTGCTGTGTTGTGGTGCTCAATCAATGGATCACCTTGGGAGCGATTAATTGTAGGTCAACTTGTTACAATTACCGGAAACCGGCCAACATGGACCCTGAGATTTCGGGATTTAATTTCAGCATTTCAAAACACAGTGAGAAATAGAGCAGCAGCAACCGCCAACTTTTTTAATATGTTCTGGTATGCAGGATTTGAGACCACACTAAGCTCTACATGGAATACAAGCGATTCCACTATGAGTATTCTGAATGGCTCAATATTTGATGCGCCAACAACTGGAAGCGGATTGGTAAAATGTTGGGCAGATTCTGCAAATCTTGACAGTTTCTTTTATTTAAAATTTACAGGAAACACATCCACCAGTTTAACGGGGGTTGCTTCTGTTGCTTGGCCTGTTGGGTCTGCCTCTGTTGGAACGTTGGATCCTGCATCAAACGCAAAAATAGCATATCTTCCATTCTTAGAAGGCGTACCTTGGAGCCTATTCGGAAAAATAATCACCAGTACGGGCACAGGATCTAACGGATCCCTTGATGTCTTTCCTTCTTCTTGGTCTGTTGGTGGCGGTTTGGTGCATGATATTTTTGATTTTGCAGATGCCAAAAAAACAAGAGAAGTAATTAAGCGGAGCGATGGAAGTTCTAATTATTCTTGGGCTTTTCCGGTCGAAACACCCTTTTCAAATGGGCTAAGGAATTATATAGATATCAGTAGCCAATCTGGACAATGGCCAGTACAAAGACAGGGATCAATCAGTTGGCGTGGATGTGTTGATCCAACCGGCCATGCTATGGGCTACCATCCACCAGTTATAGCGCACATTAAAGATCAAGATATACAGCAAATTATTGAACATGATCTTTATTCGACTTCAGTTGGTCAAGTTTATTCAGAATCAAAAGTTAGCTACACCAATTCGACAACATATAGCGATCCAAGCGTAACAATTCAGGCCAACAACTATAATAACCT